GAAGGCCATTTTCTGTGCCACAGGCGCAATCCTCGGCATGCAGAAGATCGCCCTGATCGATAACGAGTGGCACAAGAAAATGGCCTTCGGCATGCGGGCCAAATACGCCGTGCATGTGATTGGCAATTCCCATGCGAATGAGCTTTGGCTTGTGGAAGGGTTTGCTACAGGATTGTCTGTCGCCGAGGCATTGCGACTGCTGCGCATTCCTGCCGCCGTGGTTGTATGTTTCTCCGATGGCAATCTCGTCGCTGTGGCGAATCGAATGCGCGGCAACAGGTTTGTTTTTGCAGACAACGATTCGAGCGGAGCGGGAGAAGCGGCGGCGCGCAAGGCCGGGTTGCCGTATGCAATGGCGGATCGTCCGCCAGGAATCAAGAGCATGGACGCGAATGATTTGCATCAGGCGTCCGGGATTATGGCGGTGGCTAAGCTGGTTATGGAGGCGCGCAGCAGGTAAAACGGAATCAAACGGCGCCGAGTATGCAGGGGAAACCGCGGAACGGCGGCGCTGGAAGTGCCACAAGAACGACCTCTGGTGGCGGCGTGGGTGGATTTCAGAGCGCGAGGGGGAATGCAGAAGCGCAGACGGTGGCCCGTCTAGAGCCTGTAGCAGCAGGCAGCGTCAAAGCGTCGATAGTCTGAAATCGCCTATAGCGAGGGGCTGGCTCCGGCAGGCAGATCGCAAAGGTAAACGCCTTCCTATGGGAGGGGTTCGCCTTTTGCTCAGGACTTCACCAACAGGCAGTGTTTATCTCTACAAGTTAACTACTACAAGAACACTACTTTCTAGGGGTGGGCGAAAATGCGAAACAAGAATGACGTTGTGGTAACAGAAAAACAGAAGTGATCTACGACGGCGAAGACATCGAAGAATGGAAAGAGCGAGCGGCGATCATGGAATTTGACGGCGGATTGACGCGCGAACAGGCGGAACAGTCGGCGACTGTTCGCACGCGGCCGCCGACGAAGAAGGAGGCGATTGATTGGATCAAGCGACACCAAAGCGACCCTCACTATTGCCGAGAGTGCTTCCGGCTGTGGAAGCGATCGATGGGCGCTCAGTTGGCGAAAGCGATTTTTGACGAGGCGCCGGAGTCAGTGCGCAAGTGGATCTACGCGAGGGCGGCGAAGTGACTTTGCCATCTCGCATGTTCCGCGATCCGCTGCAAGTCCTGATCGACAAGGAGAACGCAATCGAAAACCGACTGAAAGGATGCAAAGGATGCAGTCATTTATCATGGGACGCGAGCGGCGAGAGGATTATCGCCAGCTGCGATCGCGGGTTGAAAGTGGGGCGCAAGGGCCATTGTCCGAAATTCAAGGAACAGCAATCATGAGCGAAGAGTCGGTGCATTTTCTTTTGATCGAGTGGGCCGAATGGCAGCGCCGGTACGAGGTATATACCGGATACCCGCGACGATCCTGCGGCATGGACGCGGGCGGACAAGTGGTAACCGAGGAATCAAGCGACGAGCAGCAGGAGGAGGCGAAATGGCAGCGCTGTGCTATCGTCGATAGATGCATCGATGATCTTCCCGTGCCGGCGCAGCGTGCGGCGATTCATCGGCGATACCTGTCATCGGTGTATCAGATGCGCGATTATCCTGCGTCACTCGCCGCGGCCATGGCGCTGCTTTTGGTGGCTTTCCGGCGCAAGGGAATTTTGGCGTGATGATTGACATCGGTTAGATTTTGCCGAATAATCGGGGACAGCGGGACAGGTGCGCCCGGAAGATGCCAGACAGCTTGGCTGATCTGGCTTTTTTGTGACTGGTAGCCATGGCGCGACCGCAGAAGCTCAACGAAGATCAGATTGCGGAGGCGAGGCGCAGATACTGCGGGGGCGAGCCGTTGAGTTCGCTTGCTGCTGCTTTTGGCGTCACAAAGCCGACCATCGCAAAATTTGTTTCTTTTCATCGGAAAGAAATTGAAGAAACCGCAAAACAAATCGTAGATACAGAAGAGCGTCTGGCTGCGCTTCCTTTGTCTGGCAGGCTGGAAGCAATCGAGCTTGCCGACGAACTGCGGGCAATTTCGCGCAATCTTGCGGGCAGCGCGAGACACAGCAGCTTTACCTCGTTTCGCCTGTCGGCAATCGCGGGCAAACAGGTCGAAAAGATAAACGTCGACGATCCGATGGAGTCGCAGGAAGTGTTGCAGTGCATTTCGGCGCTCACCAAGATGAGTAACGACGCGGCCAATCTTCCGCTGGCGCTGCTGAATATCAACAAGTCGAATGGAAAAGACAAGCAGGCGGACACCGAAGAATTCGACGGCCGGGTGCTCGTCTATCTCCCGGAGAACGGACGATAGCATTGCGCCGCGCTGCATTCGTCCGCAGGCAGGGCCGCAAGAGCGGTTCCTTGCTTCTTCGGCTGACATCGCAATCTATGGCGGGGCTGCCGGTGGAGGGAAATCGTGGGCGCTGCTGCTGGAGCCGCTGCGACACGTAAGTAAGCCGGAATTCTCGGCGGTGTTCTTCCGTCGCAACACGACGCAGGTGCGCAATCCGGGCGGGCTGTGGGACGAGTCGATGAAGCTCTACCCGGCGACGGGTGGAGTGCCTGCGCAATCGGTCATCCTGTGGCAGTGGCCGGGCGGCGGGAAAGTGAAGTTTGCCCACTTGGAGCACGAAAGCAGCAAGCTGGATTGGCAAGGCGCGCAGATTCCGCTGATCTGTTTCGATGAGCTGACGCATTTTTCCAGGTCTCAGTTCTTCTACCTGTTGAGCCGCAACCGCAGCATGTGCGGAGTCAAGCCGTATATCCGCGCGACCTGCAACCCGGACGCGGATTCGTGGGTGGCCGAGCTGATTGCATGGTGGATCGATCAGGACACCGGGTATCCAATTCCCGAGCGGTCCGGCGTGGTGCGCTACTTTTGCGTTCTCAATGATTCGGTTTTGTGGGGCGATAGCGCCGACGAGCTGCTGGACAGGTACGGCAATCCCGATCTTCCGATCGGGCACGAGGACCAGATCAGGCCGAAGTCGCTGACGTTCATCGGAGCAAAGCTCACAGACAACCGCGCATTGATGGCGGCCGATCCGGGATACCTGGCAAACCTCAAGGCGCTTCCGGCAGTCGAGCAGGCGCGACTACTCGGCGGCAATTGGAAAATCCGGCCGGCTGCCGGGCTGTACTTCCGGCGCGAGTGGTGCCAGATCGTGGATGCGGCTCCGGCAGGCGCGCAAGTTGTGCGCTATTGGGATTTGGCGGCAACGGTCAAGACGGAATCGAATGACCCAGACTGGACGGTTGGCATAAAGCTGTCGCGAGACGGTCGCACCGGGCGGTTTTGCGTTTTGCATGCGGCTCGATTGCGCGACACGCCGTTGTCGGTAGAGCGTGCCATCCTCAACACGGCCAGCGCAGACGGACACGACTGCCGGATCGGGCTGCCGCAGGACCCTGGCCAGGCAGGCAAGTCGCAGGCGCAATACCTCGTTCGCCAGTTGGCCGGATACAGCGCCGCCACCAGGCCGGAGCGTGGAGACAAGGTTACTCGGTTTGGACCGTTCTCGGCGCAATGCCAGGCGGGTAACGTCGATATTCTGCGCGGCGCTTGGAACGAAGAGTTTTTCACGGCGCTGGAAGGATTCCCAGATTCTGCGCATGACGACGACGCAGATGCGTGTGGCGGCGCTTTCGGGATGTTCGTGGACAATTCGTTGGGAATGCTCGACTGGATGGCGGCTCAGGCGCAAGCAGCAATGGCACAGAAGGAGGCGGCATGACGGCTGGCGGAACGAAAACACCGATCGATCCGGGCATCGTGGCCCGTGTTTCGGCCGGCATCCGCTATGCGATCACCGGCAAGGCGCCAGAGTGGTTTGGACCGGGCGAACCCATGGCGCCCGTGGTGCCGGCGTCGGACAAGCCAAGCGTCGAGGGGCGACAGTGGGATTTCCCGGCGTTCGTCAATACGACGCCAACGGTGCGGCAGGGCGAGGCGATTACGTTCGCGCAGTTGCGCGCACTGAGCGAATCTTGCGACGTGCTGCGGATCGTGATCGAGACCCGCAAGGATCAGCTCGAAAAGCTGGCATGGACGATCAAGCCGCGCAACGAAGACAAGGGCTCAGATTCGCGCTGTGATGCGATCGCCAACGCGCTGCGCCTCCCCGACCAAGAGCACACATGGGTGCAGTGGTTGCGTATGGTGCTTGAGGATTTGTTCGTGCTCGACGCTCCTGCGCTGTATGTGCGGCGCACCGTCGGCGGCACGCTTTATGCGATCGAACCGATTGACGGCGCGACGATCAAGCGCGTGCTGGACGACCACGGGCGGACGCCGATGCCGCCTGCCACGGCTTATCAGCAGGTGCTGAAGGGCATGCCGGCGGTCGATTACACGCGCGACGAGCTGATCTACCTGCCGCGCAATCCTCGCACGCACAAGATATACGGATACAGTCCGGTCGAGCAGATCGTGATGACGGTCAATATCGCCCTGCGTCGCGCGCTGCATCAGCTGCAGTTCTACACCGAGGGCAACATCCCGGAATCGCTCATCGGGGTTCCGGAAACGTGGAACCCGGACCAGATTCGGCAGTTCCAGGAGTATTGGGACGCGCTGCTGGAGGGCAACACAGCGGCCCGGCGTCATGCCAAGTTCGTTCCGGGCTCGCTGAAGATTCAGGAGACGAAGCCGGGGGCGCTCAAGGACGATTTTGACGAATGGCTGGCTCGCATCGTGTGCTTCGCTTTCTCGATTTCGCCGACGCCGTTCGTCAAGACGCAGAACCGGGCAACGGCAGAAAGCGCGCAGGAGCAGGCGCTATCCGAAGGTCTGGCGCCCCTGATGGGATGGGTCAAGGCGCTGATGGATCTCATCATCGGCAAGCACTTCAACGCGCCGGATCTTGAATTTCAGTGGGATCAGGGATCGCCGGTCGATCCGCTGGTGCAGGCGCAGATCCATCAGATATACGTGCAGGCGAAGATCAAGACCGCTGACGAGGTGCGCGCGGAGTTGGGCGCAGACCCGCTGACGGCAGAGCAGCGAGCGGAACTGACGCCGCAGCCGCCGCCCATGCTGCCGCCGGCCGCAAGCCAGCAACCGCCGGAGCCAACCCCTGCAAAGGAGGCTCTGGCAAAGGCAAAAAAGCCTGTTTCGCCTATTGACCGGGAGCGCCAGTCAATAGCGCGCAAGCAGAAAGAGATTCAGCAGGTAGTCGCCGACTTTCTCGCCGAGCAGGCAACGGATGTGGCAAAACAGGTAATCGACCTGCGCGGCGAGTTTGCGCAGGCGGTGGCCGGCGACATCAAACAGGCTGACGCAGTTCTTGATGGCGTGGTCTTTCGCGGATGGGCGACGCTGGCAGGCGATGTGCAAGGAATCATGGAGGCGGTGTGCAAGGACGGATCGATTGCCGCGCTGGCGCAGATCGGGATTGCTGGCGCCGTCAAGCCGCTTGACGAGCTGACGCCAGACGAGAAGGCAGAATATCTCGCGCTGCTGAAACAGGTCAATGAGCGCGCGGTGGCGTATGCAGCGGATCGAAGCGCAGAGCTTGTGGGGATGCGCCGAGTTGGTGGGAAACTCGTACAGAACCCGAATGCGGCATGGCGGATCGACGAGAGCACGCGCGAAATGCTGCGCAGTGATGTGATTCGCGCCATGGACGAGGGCATGAGCAATGAAGATCTCGCCGACCTGATCCAGCAAAACTACGGGTTTTCGGATGCGCGCAGCGAAAACATCGCGCGCACGGAGACGGCTTTTGCCGATTCTGCAGGAAACATGTCGGCCTATCGGGCGAGCGGCGTAGTTGCCGGCAAGCGGTGGATTACCGGCGCCGGGTGCTGCGACCTGTGCGAGGCGCTGGACGGCGTTGAGGTGCCGCTTGATGCGGATTTCCCGGACGGCGGCGATTGTCCGCCGCTGCATCCGCAATGCCGATGTGCCTGTACGCCAGTGCTGGCCGAGGAAAATTCTGACTAAGGAAGGGCAAGTATGACAATCAAGAAGTATGCGGTGCCGGCCGGGGTCACGTCGATCACCTTGCCGGATGGCAGCGTGCTCATCCCGGTAGGCAACGTCGTGTCGACCGACAGTCGATACGAGTCTGAACTGGTGCGGTCGGGGTGTGTGCCGGACGACACTGCGCCAGCAGATCGATACGTGACAGCGGAACAGTTCCGCGACCGATTCACCGGAGCTGAGCTGGCGGCAATACTGGCGGCGCAGCAGACTGACGCGCAAATCGCGCAGTTTCTCTATCTCGTTGCGACTGCAACCGGCCCGTTCTCGCTCGATGACCCTCGCGTTGTCGCCGGATTGCCGTACCTCGTCAGTAAGGGCCTGATCGCGTCAAACAGACCAGGCCAGATCCGCGCATAACTCCAGGAGAATCAGCAAGTGAAACTGTACGCAGAAATCAGCAAAACCGAATCGCAGGACGACGGAACGATCAAGGTCTGGGGTTACGCATCGAGCGAGGCTGTTGATTCGGACGGCGAGACGGTTACAGCCGAGGCCATGAAGGCCGCCATCCCCGATTACATGAAATGGGGAGCCGTGCGCGAGATGCACCAGCCATCCGCCGCCGGAACCGCCATCGAATGCCGGGTGGAAGACGACGGCAGAACGCTCTTCGGCGCGCATATCGTCGATTCGGAGGCGGTCAAGAAGGTGCAGGCGAACGTCTACAAGGGGTTCTCCATCGGTGGCAAAGTGACCAGTCGCGACGAGCTGAACAAGTCGATTATCAAGGGACTCAAGCTCGTGGAAATCTCCCTTGTAGATCGCCCGGCCAATCCTGAAGCGGTCATCACCGTTTGCAAGATCGACGGCGACGCGGATCAAGAGCCGGCGGTCGATGCGCTGGCCGATCTGCTCAATAAGGGCGCCATTTCCGCAGAGCGATTGCTTGAGCTTGCGAAGGCCGATCTGCCGGCAGAAGAAGACCTGAAGAAGGGCTTGTACACGGTCACTCGACTTGCCGATGTGCTGGATTCGCTGGCAAGCATTTGCGCCAGCAGCGAATGGGAGTCGCAGAGTGAAGGCGATTCTTCGCCGATCCCGCAGGCGCTGCGCGACTGGCTGAAAGAGGGCGCGAAAATCTTGCAGGACATGGCCGCAGAAGAAGTGGCCGAGATGGTGTCCGAACTCCAAAGCTTGGCGCAGCAATCGGCGGCTCGGGATCTGGCGCTCGCCGACAAGACCGGAGACCTTGCCAAGGCGGGGGCGAAGTTCTCTGCAGCCGCTCGCGAAAAGCTCGCCAAGGCGCATCAGGCCATCCGCGAAGCTGGCGACCATCTTGCCAGCACAGGATATGACAAGGACTGCGACGACGAAGATGGCAGCAAAGCGGAAGCTGCTGCCGATCTGGCGAAGGTGGCCGGCGAGCTAGATCTAGCGAAGGCCGAAGCCGTCAAGATTGCCGCAGAGCGCGACGCACTGCAGAAGCGAGTGCAAGAGCTGGAAGCCCTGCCCGCTCCCGGCAAGGCATTTCTCCGCGCGGTGGCAAAGGGCGAAGATGCCGGCGCGGAAGATGAGCCAGCCAGCAAGGTTGCCCCTGTTATCGACCATCGAGGCGACATCAACGAGGCCGCGACCCTCATCAAGATGATCCGCGCGGGCGCGCCTGTCGTCAAGTAATCGATTTTTCAACAATCCGGCCGCGTTGCGGCCTTTTTCATGTTTGCCATTCGCCGCCATTGAGGCGGCTTTTTTTTGGAGCAAAACACCATGGGCGCAAATACCACCGCCGAAACTCTCGCGCTGCTGAAGGTGGCGCAATCGAATCCGGATGACATCATCAAGACGTTTGCCGCGCCGGCCAGCGCGGCGGCCGGCCTGCAGGCGTACAACCTCGAAGCCCCGTCGCTCAAACTGTGGCCCGTCCTTACGCCGCTGCGCAACAGCATCGCGCGCATCGGCGGCGGGTTCGCTGGCGTCGCGAACTGGAAGGCGATCACGAACATCAACGCCGGCAACACGCGCGCCGGCATCGCCGACGGCAAGCGCGGCGGGACCATCACGCACACTTTGTCCGAATACTTCGCGGCTTTTCGCGGATATGGGCTGGAAAACAGCGTGACCTTTGAAGCGCAGTACGCCGGCAAGGGTTACGAAGACCTCAAGGCGTTGGCAACCCTGCAGACGTTGCAGGCGACCATGATCCAGGAGGAGCGCTTGATCCTCGGCGGCAATACGAGCGTCGCCTTGGGAACCACGCCAACGCCGTCGCTGGTCGGATCGGGCTCTGGCGGGACGCTGGCCGCTGGAACGTGGAGCGTTATCGCCGTCGCGCTGTCGCTGCAAGCGTATCTCGATGTCGTCGGCGTCAATAACGGGGCCATCGGGCAGTCCCTCGCCATCGCATCGGCAACGGTGCCGGGACAGATTACGCGCACCAATGCGGACGGAACGACCGACACATTTGGCGGTGGCTCGGCGCAGAAGTCTGCGGCGGCTACTGTCGTGACGACCGGATCGACTTCTAGTATCGCCGCTACCGTAGCCAACTCCGGCAATGGAGCGGTCGGTTACGCATGGTTCTGGGGTGCCGCCGGTAGTGAGGCTCTGGGCGCAATCACGAGCATCAACAGCGTTTCGATTACGGCTGCCGCTACTGGTACGCAATTGGCAAGCTCGCTGACGGCAACGGATTCGAGCAAGTCGGCGCTCGACTTTGACGGACTGCTCACGCAGGCATTCAAGAGCGGATCGAATGCGTACATCGCCGTGCAGGCGACCGGCACCGCCGGCACGGGCACGCCGCTTACTTCGGACGGCGCGGGCGGGATCTCGGAATTCGAGGTGGCGTTCGTCAATTTTTACAACAAATATCGCACATCGCCGTCCACGATCTACGTCAGTTCGCAGGAGTTGGTCAACATCACGAAGAAGGTCATCGACAACGGCGGCGCCCCGCTGCTGAAGATCAACGCCAACATTAACGCGCAGACAAACGGTATCGCTGCCGGCGTCGTCATCGGAAGCTACTGGAACAAGGTTGTCGGCCGCGAGATTCCGCTGGTCGTGCATCCAAACTTGCCGGCCGGGACGGTCTTCTTCTACACCGCAGAATTGCCGTATGCGGTCGCCAACGTCACCGCCGTCGCGCGCATGCTGATGCGGCAGGACTACTACTCGCTCGAATGGCCGCTGAAGACGCGCAAGTACGAGTATGGCGTCTATGCCGACGGTGTGCTGCAGCATTTCGCGCCGTTCTCGATGGGCATCATCACCAACATCGGCAACGGGTAATCCAGTCTCTTCCAGGTGTGAAAGGGCCGCTTTCGGGCGGCCTTTTCTTTTGGGGAATCACGCATGGCTGATTTGACGACGCTGGCGAACGTCAAAGGGTGGCTCGGCGTCACCGCGACAACCGACGACGCCTTGTTGACGCGGCTGATTTCGGCCGCCAGCGATTACGTTCAGAAGTGGCTTAACCGCACGATCGCGGAGCAGCCGTAC